CAAAACCCCGTCACATATTATCCTTATAACAAATTAATAAAAATGAATTTAGAAAACGAACAATACAAAATTTTTCCGGAAGCGTATTTTAATGATACTTATCAGGTATCAAACTTTGGCAATATTAAAAATAGCAAGACTAATATTCTTCTTAAAACAAATATATTTAAAAATTATATATGTATTAGAATTGACAATAAACTTTTTAGAGTTGATAAACTTGTAGCTGAATGTTTTATTGATAAAAGTGATTTATATTTAGTTCATATTGACGGTGATAAAACAAATAATATGGTTTCAAATTTACTATTTAAAAATACAAATGATTATCTTAAAGATTTATATGGAGATGAATGGAAACAAATAAAAGAATTTAATGATTATTATATTTCTTCAACAGGAAAAGTATGGTCTTTATTTTCAGAAAGATTGTTAACATTTTCTTTATCATATGGATATTACAGAGTAAATCTTGGAGGTAAAAAAAATAGTAAAAAAAAACATGTCCACAGATTAGTAGCTGAAGCTTTTATAGATAATAAAAATAATTATCCAGTTGTAAATCATAAAAATGGTATTAAAATAGATTGTTCTGTAAATAATTTAGAATGGGTTACTCATTCAGAAAATTCTTTACATTCAATTTATGAATTAGGAAATACCAATATTGATACACGTTCAACTGCTATATGTGAGATGCCAACAGATTATTTACCTCTTACAATAAACGATAATTATTTAATTACTAAAGATGGACAAATATATAGTAAAACAAACAAAAAATATTTGGTTCAGCATTTAAGACAAGATGGATATATGAGTGTTTCTATTAATGATAAAGCTCATAAAGTTCATAGACTTGTTGCATCAACATTTTTACCATCACCGTCAAATGATAAAATATTTGTAAATCACAAAAATTTAAACAGATCAGATAATAGTATAGATAATTTAGAATGGGTTTCTCCTTCTGAGAATACAAAACATCAAGTTGATAGTAACCCTGATAGATATTTAAATCAACAAAAAAAAGTTGCATGTCTTGATAAAGATACAGAAGAAATAATTGCTATTTATAATAGTCTTGCTGAAGCTGCCAAAGATAAAGGAATAAAAAGTAGTGGAAATATATCAAATGTTTGTAGAGGAAATATAAAAAGTACGGGTGGATATAAATGGAAGTATATGGAATAGAATTGGCGGTAAAAGGTACCTTGAAAAGAGTTAGTACCTAGTCATAATATATTATGGCAAAACACCTTATAATGATCGGGAAGTCCCTTAGAGCCTTAACTACCACCTTTATTAGGAAACTTATAAAGGGAACACGGGTAATGACCGTACACAATGGTAATAACGTTAAGGATTGGGTAATCCGCGGGTAAAGTATCTAAGTCCGATATGATTAGGATATGGTACTCCTTCAACGACCGAGAGTATATTAATAAATATGCCACGGGTGTTGGTATACAATGATAGTTTAATCAACTTGAGTATGCTTAAGATACAGTCTAGTCCTTTGTGAAAGCAAAGGTCCCAACGAGAGGGAAGATCTAGGGAAGGTGGATTAAGATTCGGAGAGATTAATAAGTCTCAGTGGTACTGCAAAGTATTGCTAGTCTATATATGGTAGGCAACACTTCCAAATTGCGGGAATATCTTATAACAAATTATGCGCATTTAATAGTATAAAATTATGAAACACGCGCATAATTATAAAGTTTCTGATACCAAATCATTTGAGAAATTAAATGATGGTCTTAGTTAATCGCTAAGAGTATGGTAAAAACTCAGAAAATAGAGATGATCCGCAGCCAAGCTCCTAAGTCCGTTAATTAATTGTCAGGATATGGAGAAGGTTCAACGACTAAATGGTAGTGGGCATGAAAGAATTGACAATTCTTAATGATTGCTTAAGATATAGTCTAGGCCCACCTGAGAAGGTGCTACTAACAAGATATAGTAAGTCTGTATACTATTTATTATATTCGAATTAGTGGGTGTAATGATTCTAGAAGGAAATATCTAGATGAACTGGTATTACCGGGAACGCGATGCAATAATAGCACATGGTAGTTCAGAATTTTTGAAAGAAAGATTATTCAAACATTCTGACCCATATCAAATATATATATGTGATATTTGTGGAAATATAGCTAAATCAACAACTGAATGTAAAGTATGTGATAGTGATCAAATATCAAAAACAAATCTTCCATATGCTTCAAAACTCTTGATGCAAGAGTTAATGGCTATGGGTATAAAAATAAATATGTCTGTAAAAAAACATAAAAGTAAACTTTAACTTATTTTATATTCTAATTAGAATGTAAAATAAATTTTTAAATTTTTTTCTTCTTTAAATTAAAAAATGCCAAAACGTAAATCTTGTAAAAAAGGATATTCTAGAAATAGATCTACTGGAAGATGCAGAAAAATTTCTAAAAGTAGAAGAAAGACTTCTAAAAGAAGTAAGAGAAGATCTATAACTAGAAGAAAGACTTCTAAAAGAAGTAAGAGAAGGTCTGTAACTAAAAGAAAGTCCCCAATAAAAGGAAATAATAAAAAATACCAAGTTGCTGTAGAGTATTATACGCCTCCAAATTTTAAAAAATCAAAATATGGTACTTTAATTATGAATTTAGAATCAGTTATTGATGAAGACGAGAATGGAAATAATATGTATTTTCATCTTGCAAGAGTAAAAGCTAATAATAGAAGTAATTTATTAAAATATTTAAAGGATATAGGAAATTTGAAAAGAATTCTTGAAATAGATGAGCTATAATTCTACTTTGTGTAATATAATAAATTTTCAACAACGCAAAAAGTTATGACTTGTCCTCCAGATACTCTTATTAATCTAAATCCAAGACCTTTATAAAATGTTGAAATGCCTTCATTTTTGATAATATCTTTTATAGCCTCAAATACATTTTTATAATTATATTTTGGATTCATAAAACGAGTTTTTATAGTATCAATAGGACTTGTCAGTATAGGCCCTATAGAACTACTAATTAATGTTGCTGATACAATTTTAAAAATATTGGGTCTTTCATCTTCTTTAATAAAAAAATTTCTAAGTTTGTAATAAACAGAAAAATTAAATGCTTGATTTGTACTTTGTCTTATACAAGTTGATGAAAATCCTCTATATAAACCTTTAATACCATTATTATTGTATAAATTTTTTATAACTAACATTGGACTTTTATTTTGAGTTGTTTGTAAATTTGTTTTTACAAGTTCAAAAGGTGTTATAAATAATGATTCAACAAAACCTGCTCCAATACCTGCAAGAAAATTTTGAAATATATTATCATTTTTAGATTTAAATAATTCAAATGTTGTAAATCTCAAAAAATATTTAACAAACATCTGAGAAGTAAATGGAGTTAGCCCTTTATATAAAACTTTTGGTTGCTTAATATGGTGATAAAAATCTACATATTGATTAGATTGTTTAAGAACTTTCATTGTATCTAATGGTTGCATACATATTGATTCTGCAATACCAGCTATAGGTCCAAAAAAAATTCTTCGGTTTTCATAAGTATAATAATTCATTTTATATTTCATAAAAAACAACTTTAAATAAATATATTTTAATATTATAAAATGAGTTTATGTAAGTATGCAAATGCATTAGGAGAACCAGGCAAGGGTGTTCATTCTATAAGAATTTTTAATATAGCCGTTGTTGATGTTTTATTAACAATTATTCTTGCTTTAGTATTTGCACTTTTCTTTAAATATGCAATTAAATTAGAAGCAACATTTTTGATGATATTTATAGTAACTTTAGTGAGTTTATTTATATTGGGAATTATATTACATAAAATTTTTTGTGTTAGAACAACAATAGACAAACTTTTATTTAAAAATTGATTTTTTAAAAGTATATAATAAAAATAATTATAAAAACATGTCAGAAGGATCTTTATATTGCTTTTCAAATAAATTAATGCCTGGTATTTTTAAAGTTGGTATGACCGAGAGAACACCAGAAGAAAGACTGGAGGAAGCAAATAGGTCTAATACTTGGATAGCTAAACCATTTGAAAGTGAGTTTGCAAAAAAAGTTCTTAATCCTAAACAAAAAGAAACCACTCTTCATACACTTCTTTCACAATATAGGATTAATCCTAAGCGTGAGTTCTTTAAAATTTCTTCGGAAATAATAAAGAAATACTTTGACCTAATGGATGGTGAGTGGTGGATTGAAACTGTTAAAGAAGATCAAATAATAACACATAAAACAAAATTAGGTTGTCGTGATATGTCAAAATGTTTTACTAATGGACAACGCATTAAACATACTGCCGCACGTACTGATAAAACTTGGATTGGTATTTATGATTCTTCAAAAAATGGAATTGTATATGATACAAAATTTTTTAAATCATTAAGTACATTTGCTGAAACACATAATAGTGTAGACAGACCAGATAGATCTCCGGCAGCAAATGGATGGTTGGAATGCAAATGTGAAATAGACGGTAAATGGATTTCAACATTTAATCTTTAATAGCCAGTTTCCATTTTAATATAAATATTTTTGGAGAGTAACTTGTTATACTAAGTCAACTATTTTTAGAATTATTTCTAAAAAATAAAATTAATTTATTAATAAATCTTTTTATTAATAAAAATATATTATGCCAACTCATACAAAAACTTTAGGAAAAGGTATTAGAAGAGAAAGATGTTTTAAAACAGAACAAGATCCTTTTATTGCACAACCACATCAAGAAAAAGGTTTGCTTTTATACCATAAATTGGGATCTGGCAAATGTCACGCAATTGATACTCCAATCATGCTTAATGATGGAAAAATTAAAATGGTCCAAGATATCAAGGTCGGAGATTTATTAATGGGTGATGATTCTACTCCAAGAAAAGTTACATCTTTAGCAAGAGGAGAAGATGAAATGTATGAAATAATTCCTGTAAAAGGTGATAGTTATACAGTAAATCAAGAACATATTCTATGTTTAAAAGCAAGTGGTTATCCAAGAATTAATCATGCAAATGATAAAACTAATACAAATTACAATGTACAATATATAGAAAATAATAAGTTTATGTCAAGAACATTTAGTTATAAAAAAAATGATATTGATGATGAAGAAAAAAAGAAAGAGCAAGCTGAAAACTTTTTTAATAATATTTCACATGATAATATTATGGAAATGTCAGTAATAGAATATTTAAAATTATCAAAAATGAAAA